TGGGCGCTCGGACGTGCGGCGGTTCCTGAGCTGATCAAGATCAACGATCAAGAACCAAGCCCCGGCCGGGCCGCAGTGATCAACCGCAAGCCTCTGACCAGCCAAAACGGCGGGGGGATACGATGGGATGCCATCCGGATACCGTGGCCCGACTGGCTGACCAGCTGAAACGGTTGATCGACTTGGCGGCCACGCCGGCCCAGCTTGATGATCAACTGGACCAGCTGGTCGAGGTGCTGTGCCGGGCCACCGAGTGGGACGCTGACCAGTGGGGACTCGACCCCGACAAGTTCTGCACCAGGGAACGCCGGATAATGGAAGCCAGAATAACGGCGGCCGGCGGGGAATACCATTGGCCATGGAATAGAATACGCTGAACAATGGGAATGCGATATTCCCACCAACGCGATGTTGGGGAGTGAACGCAATGCCGAGTGGTGGTGCTCGAGCAATGGGGGGCCGGCGGCCCGAACAGGACAGCATCCGGACCGAGAAAGCCCAGGGCGGTGAGTGGATCCTGCTACCGGCAGAGGGCAGGGTGGGCAAACGGCTGCCAGCCTGGCCGCTCAAGCCGGCGGCGACCCCGAGAGAGCGGGAACTGTGGGCCCGGTATTGGCGCAAGCCCCAGGCGGTGATGTGGGAACGCCTCGGCATGGCGGACGACCTGGCGCATTACATCCGGGTTTTCACCGAGGCTGAGCAGCCCGGCGCTTCCCTGGCGGCCCGCACGATGTACCGCCAGCTCGGCGAGGCCATCGGGGTCAGCCTGCCCGGCATGCGGATGCACCGATGGAAGATCGCCATTGACGTGCCCAAGCTGATCGCCGCCGGCGGCTCGGTGGGCTCGGTCACCCCGATCCGGCGTTCGTCGCGCGAGCGGTTCGCCCAACCCCCGTCCGATGTCGAGGACGAGTGAAGTCCCCCGAGGGCGGGTTCCTGGTCGACTTCCCTACCCTGCACGTGGCCCTAGATTGGGCCGAGGCGCACTGTGTCGTGCCGGACGGGTTCCGCCGAGGTCAGCCGTTCGTACTGCTCGGCTGGCAGGCCTGGTGCCTGGCCAACTTCTACCGGGTCCGCCCCGATGCCCAGTGGGTGCCGGAGAACCCGATCCTCGCCCCGGCATTCCACTACCGGCGATCCCAGATCGTGCTGCCGCAGAAAGCCGGCAAGGGGCCCTACAGCGCGTGCCACGTCTGCATCGAGGGCGCCGGGCCGGCGTTGTTCGCCGGGTGGGCCGGACGCGACGACGGCTACAGCTGCGCCGAGCACGGCTGCCCGTGCGGGTGGGAGTACGCCTACCAGCCCGGCGAGCCGATGGGCATGGCCTGGCCCACCCCGCTCATCCAGATCACCGGCTACTCGGAAGAGTCCACCGGCAACGTCTACGGCTGGCTGCGCCCGATGATCGAGCGCGGCCCGCTCAGCCTGGTCATCCCCCGCGTGTCCGAGGAATTCATCCGGCTGCCCGGCGGTGGGCGGGTCGACGCGGTGTCCAGCGCGGCCCAGTCCCGCCTCGGCAACCCCGTCACCTACGCGGCCCAGGATGAGGTGGGGATCTGGGCCAAGGCCAACGGGATGCACATGCTGGCCACCACCCAGCGCCGTGGCCTGGCCGGCATGGGTGGGCGCGCTGAGGAGACCACCAACGCATGGGATCCCACCCAGGACACCGTGGCGCAGCGCACCGCCGAGTCAGTGACCGCCTGGGATCCGCACACCCTCGAGCCCGAGCAGCGCGGCGCGCTCGGCGCCGGCCGCGACGTGTTCCGCTTTCACCCCCTCGCCCCGGCGCACCTGAGCTACACCGACCGCCGAGAGCGCCGCCGGATCCACCGCTACGTGTACGGCTCGAGCTTGCGGGACCGGGGCGGGCACATCGACCTGGACGCCATCGAGGCGGAAGCGTTCGAGCTGCTGTCCACGGACCCGACCGAGGCTGAGCGGTTCTTCGGCAACCGGGCCAAGTCCGGGATGGGCAGCTGGCTCCCCGATGGGCTGTGGGATTCCCGGGCCGCCCACCGCGACGTGGCCAAGGGCACCCGGCTGGTGCTCGGGTTCGACGGCTCCGAGTCCGAGGACTACGGGTTCACCCCGCTCTACGGGCCCGACCAGCGCCCGTGTGTGTGGAACCCGGCCGACTACAACGGGCGGATACCGCACACCGAGATCACGGCGGCGGTGGACGAGTTGATGCGCCGCTACCGAGTGATCCGGATGTACTGCGACCCCCGAGGCTTCGCTACCGACATCGAGGGATGGGCGCTGACCTGGGGCGGCAAGATCGTGTTCGAGTGGGCCACCAACCGGATCTCGGCCATGCATGAGTGCCTGGTGCGGGTGGTCGCCGATCTCCGCGAGGGCACCCTCACCCACGATGGCGACCCGGTGACCGCGCTGCACGTCGGCAACGCGCGGAAGTTGGCCCGGCCGGGCGAACGCTACATTCTCGGCAAGCCGAAAGAGCACATGAAGATCGACCTTGCGATGTGCGCCGCGCTGGCGCATGAGGCCCGGTGCGACGCCGTGGCCGCCGGCGAGGGGCGCGCCGTCACCCGGCGGCGTGTCGTGGTGATGAACTGAACCGGAAGGGGTGAGCGCGTGGCGTTGCTCGATCAGACCGATGACGAGTGGCTGGCTCGGCTACAGCGCAAGCGCGCCGCCCAAGAGCAAGACCACAAAAAGCTCTGGGAGTACTACGACAACGAGCAGCCGTTGGCCTACGTGGCCCGCATCCTGCAAGAGCAGGGCGACCGGTTCCCGCCGTTGCGGGTGAACTGGTCCGAGCTGATCGTGGCGGCGGTCGAGGAACGCCTGGACGTTGAGGGCTTCCGGCTGGCCGGCGCCGACGATGTTGATGAAGATCTGGCGCACGTCTGGCAGGACAACGACCTTGACGAGTCCAGCGGCGAGGCGCACGTGGCTTCCATGGTCACCGGGGAGTCGTTCATCATGCTCGGCCCGGCCGCGCCCGACTCGGACACCGATACCCCGGTGGTCACGGTCGAGTACAGCGATCAGGTGGCGGTCGAGGTGGACCCGAGCACGCGCCGGGTCATCGCCGGGCTCAAAGAGTGGAAATCCGACGACCAGCTGACCGTCAACGATATGGCGCAGCTGTTCCTGCCCGGGCGCTCGGTCACCTGGCAGCACGGCGCCAAGGGCATGAAAGTTGAGGACAAGACCACCGACGGGTGGGCGAAACAGCTCGAGGCGCACCAGACATCCCCGCTGGTGCCGGTGGTGCCGATGCTGACCAGGGCTCGGCGCGGCCGGGGCTACTCCGAGCTGCGCGACATCATCCCGCTGGTCGACGCGTGCAATCAGACCGCCACCAACATGCTCGCCGGTGTCGAGCACCACGCCCTGCCCCGTAGGTGGGCAATCAACCTCGACCCGGCGATGTTCACCGACGAGCAGGGTAACCAGCTCAAGGCCTGGCAGGTGGCCGCCGGGTATCTGTGGGCGGTGCCGCCGCCCGTTGATGAGGACGGCCGCCGGATCCCGGCCGGTGAGGGCGATCGCCCCCAGATCGGCCAGTTCACCGCCAGCGACCTCAACAACTACATCGCGGTGATTCGCCAGATCTCGACCCTGGCCGCGTCCAAGTACGGGCTGCCGCCGCACTACCTCGGGTACTCGAGCGAGAATCCCGCCTCGGCGGACGCCATCCGCTCGAGCGAGGCGCGGCTGGTGAAGCGGGCCGAGCGGCACCAGCGCGGCAAGGGCGGCGCCTGGGAACGGGCGATGCGCATTGCGCTGGCGATGATGGACCGTGACCCGTCCGAGGGCAACCGGATGGAAACCGTTTGGCGCGACCCTTCCACGCCCACCGCCTCGGCCATCGCGGACCGCGCGGTCAAGCTGGTCGGCGCCGGCATCATCGACAAGGAACAGGCTCAGGAGGACTGCGGCTATACCCCGGCGCAGCGTGCGTTGATGAACCAACGCGGCGGCACCGATGAGGCGCGTACCTCGAACATCCTGAACGGGCTCAAGGGGCTCGGCGCGGCCGCCGGCGGGGCGAACATCCCGGCGCCGGCGGGCGGCCCGCAGCCGCCGGCCCAGGGCCAGCAGCCGCCGGCGCCAGCTGGGCCGCCCAACTCGGGAGGCAACGGTGCCGCCGCCGGCGCCGGTCGCTGACATCGCGACCGGCTACTCCAACGATCTCGAGCTACTCACCAGCTACGCCGCCGGCCAGGTGGACGCGGCCAGCGGGGCGCTCGGCAACCCGGATCGGTGGCTGGCGTCGGTGACCGACGCGGCCCCGGTGCTGCTGGACCTACAGCGCGCCGCGGTCGAGCAGGCCGACCCGTATCTCGATGAGGTGCTGATCGCCCAAGGCGCCGACCCGGCCGCCGATGCCAAGATCGCCGCGAGCACGTTCGTCGATCAGACCGATGGTGGCGGTAGCTGGCTGCGGAACCTGGTCTACGCCCCGACCTCGGCGTATCAGGACGCCATCGGCGCCGGCGCCGGCTCGAGCCTGGCCACCGCACGCGGGCGCTACGTGGCGGCCGCTGTGGTCACGGCGGGCATGCGGGATATGGCGCGCTCGGCGGTGTCCACGGGCATGTTCACCCGCAACTCGGCCCGCTCCTACGTGCGGGCGCTGCGCGGTGTGTCCTGCGCCCGGTGCGCCATCCTGGCCGGGCGGCACTACCGGCGCTCGGCTTTCAAGCGTCACCCGCAATGCGACTGTTACATGATCCCCTCGGCCGAGGACGCGCCGAACAGCTGGACCACCGACCCGATGGCGTATTTCCGCCGCCTCGGGCCGGCCGGGCAGGACGCCGTATTCGGCGGGGCCGCCGAGGCCATCCGGGCCGGCGCCAACATCTACCAGAGCGTGAACGCCTACTCCGGCGTGACCGTGGTCGAGTCGTTCGGCCGCCAGGTCGGCGCCACCACCTCGGGCACCTCGGTGCGCGGCTGGTACGGCGGCTATGAGGTCCAGGCGGACGGCACGCTGCGCAAGCGGCCCAAGGGCCAGCTCGAGCGCCGACCGTCCGGTGACCGCACGTTGCGGTTCGCCAAGAGCCCCCGGCTACTGCCCGATGAGATCATGGCTCAGGCCGAGGTCGAGGGCTGGACCCGAGAGGAAACGCTGCGCCAGCTGGCGCGGTTCGGATACATCGTCTGACGACCTGGGCGCGATGCTCAGGGAGAAAGGATCATCGACGCGATGTCGGTTCCCACAGGTAACCCAGCAGTACCGCCGGCCGCCCCGCCCGCCACCGGGCCGGGCACCCCGCCGGCGACCCCGCCGGCCACTCCCCCGGGTGGCCAGCCGGGCGGCCCGGCGCCGGCTTCCCCGGGTGCCGGTACGCCACCGACCCCCACACCCCCGACCCCGCCGGGCGATCCGGCACTCGGGCCGAACGGGGAGAAGGCGCTCAAGGCCGAGCGCGACCGGGCCGGTAAGGCCGAGCGCGAGCTGGCGGCGGCCAAGGCCAAGCTCGACACCATCGAGCGCGCCAACCTGTCTGAGACCGAGCGAGCCAAGGCCGAATCGGCGGACTGGCAGGCCAAGTATCTGGCGAGCGAATCGCAGCGATTGCGACTCCAGATCGCCACCCAGCACAGCATCGGTGCCGACGATCTGATCCTCTTGACCGGCAGCACCGAGGAAGAGTTGACCGCTCAGGCCGCTAGGCTGGTAGCGATCAACGCGGGACGGGCAGCCGCGACGGCGCCGCCTACATTCGCCCCCAACCCGGCCCAGGCGGCCGGCAACGGGACACCGCCAGCTACCGCGACGGTAGCCGCCGGGCGAGCGCTGTATCAGAGCAGAAATCCCAAAAAGCCCAGCTGAGAGGCTGTCCGATGTCTTTCCTACAGCAGACAAGCGAGAGCTTTGTCTCTGATGACATGTCGTGGCTGGCAAGCCGCCACGGCATCATGGAGGCACGCTCCGTCACCCTGGATACCAGCACCTTTACGGCTGGCACCCACTACCCGAACGGCATGTTCCTGGCCGGCATCGCGCTGACCTACAACGGCACCAGCAAGATGTATGAGCCTTGGGCCACTACCAAGAGCCTGGCCGGTTTCCTGTTCGCCGGAGTGCCGGCGCCGGCGTCCAACCTGGTCGACGTCGCCGCGGCGATGCTCGACCACTGCAAGGTTGTCGCGGCCAAGCTGCCGTTCGCCGTGGACGCGACCGGGCAGGGTACGGCCGCCGGCCGCATCCTGTTCTACTAGGGAGGGGTGTAGATCATGGCGCTCGACATTTTTGCTGATCACGTCACCCCCGCCGAGCTGACCGGGTACGCCCGGGAGGCTCTCGCGGACCGCCCGGAGAACGCCCTGGTGCTCTCCGAGCTGCTCCCGGACACCCCCGTCAACGACTTGCAGTACCGGTTCAACCGGGGCACCGATGCCGGGCTCATCTCGGCCGCCAACTTCCGCAGCTACGACGCTGAGCCGACGTTCGGCAAGCGTGACGGGTTCATGCGGATCACCGGCGAGCTGCCCGCGATCGGCCAGCAGTACGTACTCGACGAGTACTCGCAGCTGCGGCTGCGCAACGCTGACCAGGAAGTCCGGGACGTGCTGCTCCGCGACACGGTGCGCATCGTCCGCTCGATCGACACCCGGATGGAATTCGCCCGGGCCGATGCGCTGGTCAACGGTTCCGTGACGATCGCCGACAACGGCGTGATGGCCACGGTGAGCTTCGGGCGCAAGTCTGAGCACTCGGTGGTACCCGCCGGCGCCGCGTGGTCCGATCTCGATGACTCGGTGCCGATTGACGACCTTCAGGCCTGGTCGGACATCTACGTCGACACGAACGGCACCCTGCCTGGGCAGATCTGGACCTCGACCAGGGTCATGCGGCTGCTGTGCCGGAACAAGCAATTCCTGGACTCGGTCTACCCGAACGGCACCGTCAACGTCGGCACCGTGCGCCCGAACAACGTCAACGACGTGCTGAGCGACTTCGGGCTGCCGGCGCTGCGCATCTACGACGCCCGGGCGATCGACCAGCTCGGCGTGTCGCGGCGCTACATCGCCGACGACAAGGTGTTGTTCCTGCCGCCCCCGGGCCAGAAGCTCGGCGAGACCACCTACGGGGCCACGCTGGAAAGCCAGCAGCCTGAGTACGGTCTCGCCGGCGGGCAGGATCTCGGCGGCATCGTGGTGGGCAGCTTCATCAACAAGCCCACCCCGATCCGCGTGCTCACCATCGGCTCGGCCATCGGCCTGCCGATCCTGGGCAACCCGGACCTCACCCTCGTTGCCGACGTGGCCTAGGAGAGTTGATCATGGGTAAGACACTGAGCAAGACGGTCGTTGTGGACGGCCAGGTGTA